TATATTCCATCAAATTATAGATTTGTATCATCTATAACACTAACAGCCGGAGGAACAGGATATAATAATATCCCTACGGTTACTATTAGTGGTGGAGGAGGAACGGGAGCACAAGCTACTGCAACAATATATAGTGGTTCAGTCACAACAATTACAGTTACAAATATTGGCTCAGGATATACATCTACACCTACTGTTACAATAACACCTGATGCTAGTGATACAACAGCAACAGGAGCAACAGCATCTGCTATTTTAGATGCTGCACAAGGTACAACATTAACAGAAACAAGAAATACTTCTTTTACTGTTAAAAACAAATTGCCTGAATGGGTAAGAGATGACAATCCTAATTTAGTTACATTCCTAGAAAAATATTATGAATTTATGGATACAGACGGCAATGCCGGTTCAGAAATTTTAAATTATTCTAATGATATAGATTACGCAGAAACTAATTTTTTAGAAAAATGGCGTAAAGTATTAGTACCCGATTTCCCTACCACTACACAAATAGATAAAAACTTTTTCTACAAACGAGCTAAAGATGTATATGAATCTAAAGGTAGTAGACGAGCTATAGAACTATTTTTTAGATTAATGTATGGTGAAGAAGTTACAGTACAATATCCAGGACAATTTACACTTAAACCTTCAGACGGCGTCTACAATATAGAGCGTGCTCTTAAATTACAAGAGTCAGAACATGGTGGTGTGAGAGAACCATTAGAACTTACAGGTAGAAAAATTGATATTCGTTACTACGAAACAACGGGTTCAGTAACAATTTTAAAAACTCTTGGAGCAACAGTAAAAAGAGTAGAAAAGAATACATATCAAACAAACGGATTAACATTACAACGATTTGAATTAATTGTAGATTTTGATACAACCACAACAAATGTAACAGGTCCTGGAGCAGGAGCTACAGCAACTGCAGCAGTAAGTGGTGGTGGAGCAGTTACAGGATTTACAATATCAGATGCAGGTGGAGGTTATGAATCTGCACCAGCAGTAACAATATATCACGAATCAGGCACCGGCGCAGCAGGAACAGCAACAGTAGCTAATGGAGTAATAACAGGTATTACTTTAACAGCAGGTGGATCTGGTTATTCATCAGCCCCTACTGTAGAATTTGATACAGACCATCTTAAAACTTATGTTGTAGATGATGGTGCAGCAAATAACACAGCAGATATTTACGGATATCTTGTTAGAGTATTAACAAAAGTATCATATAAATCTTACTCTGGTTCAGCAGCAGATGCTGGATTTAAAGTAGGTCAAATTTATTTAATAAACGAAACAGGAGATGACGGTAGAGGATATGCAGTAACTGGTTATTTTGCCGAAGACTACACATTTAAAGGTGGAGCCAACGATGCTTATGTAAGAGTTACAGCTATAGACACAGCAGGCAAACCAACAGCATTTACAGTTATCAACCCTGGTTCAACATTCTTAAAAGCATCAACAGATATTCTACTTACATCTCCAAGAGGAGAACAAGTAACAGTTACTATTACAACAGGTTATTTATTTGAATATGAAGGCAAATGGAAAGATGATAGAGGTAAACTATCAGATGTAAATAGAGTTCAAGACAATAAAAGATATCAACCATATGCTTATATCATTAAATCTAATGTTGCACAAACAACATGGGATAGAAGTTTAAGAGACACAATTCATCCAGCAGGTATGGAAGTGTTTGGTGATCTTATTATTAAGAGTGAAATACTCTTTAACCCAGAATTTATAGTAGAAACCACAGGAACTATATTCTATAAATTTATAGCTACAGATATTGTATCTACTTCTGAGACAATAGCAAAACAATTTGCAAGTATTGAAACAGATTCAAGTACAGTATCAGAGTCTCACGCAATTTCATTCTCACAAGGAGCACACACCGAATTATTATCAGCCTCAGATCAAGGGAATCAACCTTATGTTGTTGATGGATATTGGAATGATAGTTCTGACGGCACAGTCGCAGATAACTATTGTTTAGGTGATGAGCAATTTGATTGGATAATGACTAAGGGACTAGCAGATTCTGCAACAACATCAGACAGTATAGCTACTGGTGCAAGTTACAATAGGGCATTTGCTGATAACCCTACTGTTTCAGAAACATTCCTCGTAGGACAAACTAGGGAATTCTCAGAATCAATAACAGCAGCACAAACTTTCGCAGTATTGGCATCAATTACGAAAACAGAAACAATTTCAGTAAGTGATTCTAATATATTAGAAAATAATAAAGCAGTTTCGGAAGGATTAAATGCTTCTGAAGCTCTAGACAGTATAAATACAAGTAAAGGAATAACTGATACAGGTAGTATCACAGAGTCCGTAGCACAAGCACTAAGTAAACCAGCAGTAGCTGATAGTGCAACGGCAACAGACGTAGGAATAGGATCAATGCAAGATTATGTAGATCCTACATACCTAAGTGAAGACTATGTTGGTATTGGTTGGAACATTACATAAACATAATTAGGAGATAACAATGTTTAAAATAGACGAAACTAAAGCTACAGGTAAGCTTACAGTTGAAATCAAAGACAAAGACGGCAAAGTCAAAGACACTAGGGAATTAACAAACCTAGTAGTAAGCGATGGCCTAGATTTCATAGCATCTAGAATGAAAGATGCTACAGCAACAGCTATGTCTCACATGGCTATTGGAACAGGTTCCACAGCAGCAGCTTCTGGAGACTCAGCTCTAGGAACTGAAGCAGCACGTCAAGCTCTTACAAGCACAACAGTTAATAACAACGCTGTTTCTTATGTTGCATCTTTTGCAGCAGGAACAGGTACTGGAGCTATTACAGAAGCAGGCGTTTTAAACGCAGCTTCAAGTGGTACACTACTATGTAGAACAGTATTTTCAGTAGTTAACAAAGGTGCAAGTGATTCAATGACAATTACTTGGACAATTACTATTTCTTAAGGGAAATAAATGGCATTAATACTTCGTAGATTAGGCAGAGTAGAATTAGCTCGTTCGTTCCATAGGGACATTAAAAACAATAACGACTATTTCCACTTTGCCGTTGGTAGGACAAGCGCATGGACAGATGATACTGTTCCAGAGTCTCCTATTGATTCAGATTCTTACATCTCAGAGTTTAGACGAAGTATGATGTTTACTCAAAGAATAGATTCATCGGATGTGTGTCTGCTTGCCAAGAGAAGAAATTGGACAAGTGGCACCGTCTATGATCAATATGATGATAACTATTCATCTACAATACAATCTAATTCTGGAGCAACAACATTAGCAGATGCAACATTCTTTGTTATAACAGACGAATTTAAAGTCTACAAATGTATTAGTAATAACTTTAATGGAACTTCAACAGTTAAACCTACAAGTACAGGAACATCTGTATTTGAATTATCAGACAAATATAATTGGAAATTCATGTTCCAAATCTCAGCATCAGATCAAACAAAATTTTTAGATGCAGAATATATTCCTGTTAGAAAATTAACAGGCAATCCACTTCACGATGTTACAGGAGAAGTAGACAGCATTACAATAGACGCTGGAGGCTCTGGTTATACATCAGCACCAACAGTAGTTATATCAGGTGATGGAGATGGTTTAGCAACAGGTACTGCCTCAGTAAGTGGTGGAGCGGTTACAGGTGTTACAATTAATACATCAGGTTCTGGATTTAGTTTTGCTTTTGTAACATTCACAGGTGGTGGAGGTTCAGGAGCAACAGGAACAATTAATTTAGGAGATGCAGACTCACTTCCAGCATTACAAAGTGCTGTAGAAGGAGCAGCTATATCAGGAACATTAGATAAAGTTATTGTAACTAATGCGGGTAAAGACTACGCACAAGGAGATGTTCAAATATCAGTAACAGGAGATGGCTCTGGAGCAGAAGCTTCTGCTTATGTTAACGCAGCAACAGGAGCATTAACAGAGATAAGAGTTACAAATCCAGGCACAGGATATTCATACGCAAACATAGTTATTACAAATACATCGGCACCAGGAACAAACGCAGCAGGAAGAGCTATTATTTCTCCTCAAGGCG